ATGATATTACGGTATCCTTGAATGGATTTGGCATCTTGAGGTAACTATACTTCAACTTCTCACCCTCTTGAATGAGTGGATATTTTTTAGTGAGTTTCTTCTCTTTGAGAAAGTGGTTATATAAAATGGCTCCCTTTACATGGATCGGCGTTCCCGATTTATATAAAGAAAGTCCATCAGAGTATTTAGCCAATCCATTAACTCCACGGGGAGAAGAAATTTCTTCAGGAGGCAACTTCATGAAATCCACTTTAGCCTGTTTGATGAATGTGTGGATATCTTCTTCGGTGCCTTTCAACATAATTGAAATGGCTTCTTTCATCTTTTCACGGATGGCAGATGGAGTGGAAGATTTAATCATCTCCAAACCCATCACCTTCATCTGAGGTTCTTTATATTGAATACCTTCATTGTTATACACATTAAGAATGTATCGCTTCTTGGCAGTCCAAATACCTTTATCAGATAAGCCTTCACGCTTCATCTGCATTTTTTGATCATACGCTCCAACATAGTCGGCCAATTCTTGATAGGAAGCATCAATAAACGGTTGAATCTTATCATTACAAACTTTGTCCATGAACCTAATGATGACGTTTGGATCATCCACTCGAGCACCGTAGACTTTTGTAACAAGAGGCGCAAGGCATAAGTAAATCGAATCAGTATCACTCGCAATAACGTAATCATCATTTTTAGTATCCAATAATTTATTCATATATGAATTTAATTTGGCCTCAATCCATCGGATCGAAAATTGGCCAGCTAGTGTGACGGCAAGAGCCATCCGCAAATCATAGAACCTAAAGTATTGCGAACCTAAAGCACCGTAAGCGGAGTTTAGTGATACTTTTTTTGCTAACTGGAGATTGTCATAACGAGCAATTCGTTTCTCAATCTCATACTTCTTGGAATCATCAGTTTCATTTTCATATTCTTGTTTTGCTTGTAACATCAACTTCTTAAACTTCTTACGATCTTCATACATTTCTTCCATCATCTTGGGTAAGAAACCTTGTATGTCGGTACGAAAGAATTGGCCATTTGGTGTAATGGTCATATTGGATTCTTTTGCAAGCCAATCCAAATCAACTTTCTTTTCTAATAATTTTTCAACAGATACTCCTGAAGAAATGATTTTTTTCACCTCATCAGGATAATTTTCAGGTTCAACAATCGTTTCAGGTGATATGTTGTATTGAATTATCAAATGTGGATAAAGTGAGTTCAAATCAAAGCTGGCCATCCAATCGTGTTTGCCAACTTGAACTTCTTTAACATATGCACCTTCGAAAGCCGAATCTTTTTCTTTCACGACCCTAGGCGGAACAATGATATTCTTTTCTAACAAATAGGAATACGTCATCGCATCCCACATTCTGGTCTGCGCAAAGATATCATCATAATTTGATTTGGTGTCATATGCCAAAGTTACACCTAATTCCAATAACTTCAGTTTATCTTCCAACTTAACAATAATCTCAACGTCCTTGATGTTATACTCAATAAACTTTTGATAGTTTAATCTATACAACTCATGTAGATTATCATACTCATCAAAGGATAATTTACCTTCACCCAACTCAAGCTGAGCGATTGCATCCAACTTATATGATTCTTGTGATTTTCCACCAGGAGCATACCACTTATACAACTCAATATAATCTAGTGCAGATACACCAAGAATATCATATGCAATTTGTGGTCGACCCATGATGATTGTTTTACGCTCTGACACATAATTCCACGGAGATAACTTCTTCATTGCATCTTCGCCAAGAATTCGTTTGAATCGATTGACGATATATGGTATATCAAAGAATTTTGTATTCCAACCAGTAATGATATCAGGACATCGATCTGTCCATAAACTCATGAATTGCCGGCATAAAGAATGTTCATCTTTACACTTCACATAAATTTCATCGCCTTGGACCACATAATCTCCACAACCAAACACATAGGTTTGACCATGAAGATACTTAATACAAATAGCGGTGATAGGTTCATTGGCTTCGTAAGGATTAGGAAATCCATTATCAGAACCCACCTCGATATCAACTACCGCAATGAGAACTTTTTCTTGATCATAGTCGACCATGCCTTGATGTTGATCTGCAATAAAAGCATACTCAAATCTAGTTTGACCATAAATCGTTGGACCATTTGAAACTCCTTGAAATTGTTTGATGTAATCTCTAGCATCACGCATGTTGCTAAAGATTTTCTGATCTAGGTAATTACCTTCTAGTGTGGTAAACTTAGTTACTTTTTTGGAAGGAAGAAAAAGGGAAGGAGAATATTCAATTCTCTGCTTTACTCTTTTACCATCCAGTATGCCACGATAAAGTATGTTGTTACCAAAACCTTGAACATTTGTATAGAAAGAACTCAATTTAACCTGTGATTAATGTTTTTGTTGGTGGAACTACAATGCCTGAGCCAAAAATACTATTGTAATTAATAATAAAATCTTCAGCAGGAATATAAGAGTATACTACATTTTTCTTCGCAAGGCAAATCGTTGCGCCAGATTTTTGTTCAGCATGAATGGGAAATGGTGCAAATCCGACTTGTGGTGTTTTACCATCAGGTCCACGAACTACAGCGATACCTACAGGATTTTCAATTACGAATTCAGTTTCAGATTCCGATTCGATTTCGCCGAGGACATCTTCACCAGTAATTAATTTAAATGCTAGAATTTTCATTTTTTCTCCGAAGAATTAATTGGAGCGGGATATTGGAATCGAACCAATGACGGAAGGTTGGAAACCTACAGTTTTACCATTAAACTAATCCCGCATATTGAATCATTATATAATAGATTTATATAAATGTAAAGCACTAAATAATTATATACCACATTACTAAAAGGCTTAAAATGAAAAAGCTACTATTTGCTTTTTTCATTATGTTTCCTTTGTTGACCTTTGCATCATTAGCTTACAAACCGTTGGAATGTTTTTCTACCGAAAGTTTACTATTCACTATTCAAAATGATTTCCTAGAAAGTTTGGTATTTCATTTGAAAAATGCGGCCACAAAAAACAAAAGCAGTATCATGATGTTTAAAAATAAGAAAACCGGCACTTGGACTTTAATTGAAATCTTCAATGAAAACTCTTGTGTGTTGGCTGCTGGCCAAGATAATGATATTTGAAGATTACATTAATGCAATTATTGATTATCAAGTTCGGATGATGTTGCAATTGTATTATTGGCCACATCATTTAATATCATCTCTTTAGTTTGTTCCCTCAATAATTGTTCATAAAGAATTCTAGCGAATTCGTCATCTTCATTCTGAGAGTCCTGATCAGGCGCAATGTAGATATTCATATGATTGGTTGCGGAGGATGGAGTCGCACCACCGACATCCGGATTATGAGTCCGGCGCTCTTCTGCTGAGCTACTCCGCGGTATCTATTAATTAAAACGAATACTTTACACCAGCGGTAATATAGTTACCATTATAATTCTTGGTAATGTTATTGCCTTTTTGATAAGCATAATCAGCTACAGCTTTGATATTATCACTTAGTGGCAAAGAAGCACCGAATCCAATAATACCGGCACCACCATTACTAGTTTTTGGACTTTGTGGATCCAAGTATGCAACACCAATACGGACATTAGTTTGAATGTAACCGAGTTTAATTACATCATAACTAGCGGATGCAATATAGCGGTTTACACTAACAACATTGGTTGTGCTGCGATCAGCAGTAGCCTGTACACCAAAATCTTTTAGGCCAAATTTACCAAGGTCATCGCCAACGGATAATCCAACTAGATTTTCACTCTTGCCATTAGTTCCACGGGCTGTACCACCATAAACGCCAACATCTACAGCCAAGGCTGCACCGGATACTAACATTAATGCTGCTAAGATTACTTTTTTCATTTCAACTCCTTTGTTATAAAAATATACTTCTAAATTATATATGCTCCGTGAGAGAATCGAACTCCCATATCAGGATTACAAATCCAGCGTAATACCATTATACTAACAGAGCCCCGACTGTTACTACTTCTTCTTTTGTGCTTCGTTGTTGGGTTTTCATACGCTGGCAAATGGCTTTTAGAATAACTGGTTTGTATTTCTTTCTGGCAGACTCCAACATTTTTTCTAATTGGTCAACATTCAATGGACCTAAACGAGGCTTACCCGTTTTGGTGAGCATTGGATTGTTTTTTCTGTTTCGTTGATTTACACCTTTAGTTGCCATGATATAACCTTTAATGATGAATTTGGAGCGGTGGTCTGCTTTGCTCAGATAATCTAGAAGGGTATCCCAAATCGTGCTATCACACACCGCATATTTAATACTATAACATTACTTATATTACTTTGGCAATACGTCACTCTGTTTCCAACCAATAGATTCTGGTATAATTGGCGTATCAGGATTTTGAATTCCAGTAAATACTTCCCACAATTTTTCTTTTGTGGCAAATTTGGTAAACAATCCTGATTCCATACCGTGTGCTTCAATCTCCCACGGTTGAACCCAATAATCTAAATTGTCAGAATCAATTTTAATGCCTTTCCAACGAGTTAATGTTTCGTTGGTTTCTCCATATACATACTGTTTAATGTGTGTCATTTCATGAGCAAGGCATTTTAATATTTCAGCAGCACCAATTCCTGGATGTAATTCTATTTCAAATTCTCTTGCTTTTTTGCTACTATTATATTCCAAAATTTGAGCGTAGCCATAGGCATCCAGCTTTGGATTAAATTTAATCCGCAAACAGATATTTTCTAATAACTTGGGTTTAATGAGTTGTTCAGCGTAAAAGATAACGGCTCGTTTAACATACGGCCTAAATTGCTTTTTATCGGGACAACCAACTATACTTAACTGCATTTTAGGTCTCTCCTTAGTAAATTGACCCAATAATTGCATACCGATTGTTTAACTACCTGCTTATTTATCTACAATCCGAATTCACCAATATTTCACCTGGTGAAAACACCACTATACTTTAGTTACTTCGATATGACATTTTTCTAAAAACTCAATCCCATGCGTGTCCTTATAGGTGTTGCGGTAATATACCTGTTTAATACCAGCCGTATACATTTGTTTGGCACAATCTACACAAGGTGCGTGTGTCAAAAACATTGTGGCACCACCTCCAGACTCGGTTCCTCTTGCCAATTTAGCTATGGCATTTGCTTCAGCATGGATCACTTCTGGCTTGGTTTTGGTGGTTACGGTATCATCTGACAACTGGATATAGTCCTCACACTCATTGGTCCATCCAGCGGGCATTCCATTATAACCAATACTAATGATTCGGTCATCTTTTACCACAATGGCACCAACCTGTAACCTTTTGGCGGAAGATAGCTCAGAAAATCTCTGTGCCACATCCATGTAAGCATCAATAAACTTACTTTTCATATACAGTCGACCAAGTTTTTAATTTAATCTTTTTTCTTTCGGAAGCCTCTAAAAGGATATCTCTATTGAATACTCCAGATTCAACCAGAATATCAACCATGGCCAGCACATCGCCAATTTCATCTTGCAACTTATCTAGATTTGTTGGTGAAGCTGGACCAGGATATCTGTGTTTTTTACCAAA